ATTCCCCCCGCCAGCGTGCCGATTGCGGTGGCACACCCGGTCAAGAGCGGCACCAGGGTAGTGCTGTTATCAATCGCGTTAGCCATCCAGGTCAGAGCGTCCGTGCCGACATCTGCCAGGTTGCTGATTGCCGGAGTGAGCTTGTCGCCAACTGCGGTTTTTACATTGTCAAAGGCATTGGAGAGCATTTGTAACTTGCTTTCCGTAGTCTCGTATCGGGTCGTTGCTTCCTTCGCCAGTGCGGTGTTGTCCTCCCAGGCGCTCTCGGCGGTTTCCAGTGCTTCCTGTAAGATTCCCTGGGACGATGCCAGAGATTGTACAGCCGTGGATAACCGCGTTTCCGTGATACCCAGGTCTTCCAGCACCGCCACAGAGCTGCCGCCAGAAGCATCCACTTCCGCCAGTCCGTCAATAAAGAGGGAGAGTGCCCCTACCGCGTCCTCATTCCACTTTTGGGAGAATTCTTCGGCGGACATACCCGCAACCTCCGCAAATTTAGAAAGCTGCTCGCTGCCAGTTGCAACCATCGTTTCAAACTTTTTCAGCAGCTTGGAGATTGCCGAGCCGCCAGCCTCCGACTCAATGCCAACAGACGACAGCGCCGTAGCAATCGCCATGATTTGCGGCTCGGATAGGCCCACAATTTCGCCCGTGGACGATAGGCGGGTCGCCATGTTTACGATGTCTGCTTCGGTGGTGGCAAAGTTGTTTCCCAGGTCAACGATAACAGAGCCTAGCCGCTCGTAGTTCTCGGAGGACATATTGGTGACGTTCGCAAATTTCGCCAGGGCGGTTGCGGCCTCTGTACTGGTCAAATTTGTGGACACACCCAGGTTGACCATGACCTCGGCAAAGTCCAGCAAGTCCTCTTTGGCAATGCCCAGCTGACCAGCAGCCTCTACCACGTTTGCAATTTCTGTGGCTGAGGCCGGAATCCTCGTGGACATTTCCTGGATAGCATCCGCCATATCGCCCAGCTCTGTGTCCGATAGGTCGGTTGTCTTTGCTACCCCCGCCATTGCCGATTCGAACTCGATGCTGGAATTCACGCACGCTTCCATTGCATCCGCTGTTTCTTTCAGCGCGGCGATAACGCCAGCGGCAGTCAAAGCATCGGATAGGGCTTTGGCTTGCTCCACTGCGGATTCCGTCCGGTCTCCAAATCGGTCAATGGACGTGGCGCAGTTATCAGCGCTTTTCTTGGCCTCGTCCATGTACTCGTCATTGAGCTGCAGCTCCGCGTCCAGGTCATTCAGCTTGATTTTGGCGTTGTTCAGTTGCGTTTTCCACGAGTCAACGCCCTTTTCTGTCGCGTCCAGCTTTGCCTCGCAAGTCTCTAGCTGGTTTTTCAGCTCCTTGTTTTCGGCTGTGAGCTTGGCTTCTGCCTCGGTGGTATCGCCAGCAGTATTTTTCAGCTCTTCCAGCGCCCGGTTGTTGGCCTCAATCTTTGCGTTGAGAGCCTCTTTCTGGTCGGCGTAGTTCTTCTCCGCCTTTTGCGCGTTTTCCAGGGCAGTTTGGAGTTCCTCGATTTTGCCCCTCTGCGCCTTTATCAGCGCGCTCAGACTGTCGTGCTTGGCGGAAAGAGCCTCTAAGCTGTTGGCGTTATTCTGAAACTGGCTTTCCGTAAGCTTTAGGGCGGATTGCAGTTGCTTAATTTCGGCGTTAATCCTGGATATGGATGCTCTGTACCCAGCTTCGCCCTCTATCGCAAGCTTTGTGGATATGGTTCTGGTCGCCAACTACTCACCCCCTCGTAGCGGCTGTCGGCTATTTGTCATGCTTTTGAGCTTTTAAGCACAGCTCTTCTCTTCGCCCTGTTTGCATATGCTTTTTCTCGCTTTACCCGGAAAGCAGCTGAGACATCTGCCAGCCAAACGCACATATCGGCTATATCCGATACACGCTTCTTCCGGCCCTCGAAGCACATCTCGGCTGCTCCGTCCCCCAGAAGTGTGTCGAGAATCTCCATGCCGAACGTGAGGGCATCGGCAGTGGTTTTTTCTCCGCTGTTAATGGCTTCGGCGATTTCTCGCATCTCGGATGCGCTCTTTTTCAGGTAGTCGCCTGCCTCGCCGGAACAGTCCATTTTGAACGTGTGGCCGTTGATTTCCACGTCCACGTTGTAGTCCGTGAACTCAAATTTATAAGTGCCCATGATGGTCTCCTTAGTCAATGTCGTTTTTATTCCCCGGCAAGCGGTTCTGGTGGATTTGCACCATGTCGTAAAATAGGCCAGGACTCATGTGGTAAAACTCATGCCGCGTCAGGTGGAGGATGGTTACGGCGATGTAGTTGTACTGCGCTTCGATGCCCTGGCCGTTGCTTTTTTTTCGCGCAGCTCCGCCAGACCCAGGTCGGTCTCCTTGTTGTCCTCCACCTCGCGCTTGTAACCTCTAGCTATTGCGTCTACCACGGCAGCGCGCAGCTCGGCATATTCATATGGGGTCATGGTGGCCGGGACATCCTTTTCCTCCACCATCGGGAGCGGGTCATACCCCTCATTTCTGCGGTGCAGTTCGGCCTCGTTCGCCATCTGCACCGCGAACCACCGCACCGCTTCTAGGGATTCCCGGTTGTCCGCCTGTATGATTTTCATCGCCTTTTTGATATCCCCGTATTTCTCGGCCATGTCAAACATGACAGAAACGGAGTACAGCAGTTGCCGCTCCATCCCGCCGATGGATGCTTTTACTAGCTTGCTCATGTATACCTATCCTTTCAAAAAGCGGCACAGGGTCATTGCCCCATGCCGCCTTATATGCATTACCTCGCGCTCAAGTGGCAATGCCGCATTTGGACTTGACCCACGCCTTGGCTGCATCTGCAGTAGTGACAGTCGTGGTCTTCCGCCAGTCGCCGGAATCATCCGCGAAAACAGTGAAAGTGGTCGAGGCCGTATTAAACGTGATGGAGCTGCCTCTGGTCTGCGCATTGTCGTTGCCCAGGGCAGCACGAACGCGGGGATAATAGTAACCCTTGTAGTACTTCTTGCCGTTGCGCATCAGCACTTTGTAGTAGCCGAGACACCCTTCCGGAGGCTCGTCCTCCACGTTATAGACAACCTCCTTGTCCACGACTTTACAGCCGTAAATTGCCTCAGCTTTTGCGTCCTCCAAGTCGTCCGTTTCCATCGCGATTGAGCCAGAGGCAAACTCGGACAACTGCTCGGCCAGACTGTCATCCGCGTACAGCTCACCAGACGCGAGGTTCACGGTCAGGTTCGCGCTGACCAGTTTTCCGAGTACAATGCCATTTGCCGCATCTTTGCCCCTGAAGCAGGGGAAATTGGCACCAAATTCTGCCATGTGTTTTCATCCTTCCTATAAGTTTTTAGATTTTAAGTGTTTATCGTACACCTCAGCCGCCGCGTCAACGGCGGCATCGGCGTTTTTCTCGTTAGCCTCCCGGATAAATGGGCGGGCTGGCTGATTTTTCTTTCCAAACTCGTTGACAAATGCAATCTCGGCAATTCGGTTGCCGTGCTGCGTCCCGTTGAAAGTCACATACACAGCCCGTCCGCCGTTCGTTCGCTTCGGCTTCCCGACGCGGATACCGCTTACAACGCCGCCACGGTAATACTTACCTCGGAGCATGGAGCTGGCCGTCTGCTCCTGCCCCTTCTTGATGACTTTGGCCTCGGCGTTGAGCATTTCGTCAATTACACTGTCCGGAATTTGGGAGAGTTCTTCCAAACTGAAAATGTACTCGTCCAGCCCATTTGTGGATAAGATTGCCATTAGTCCATCCCTTCCGCAGCCTCACACTCGAAAACAATGTGCCTGGAATCCTCGTCGGAGGCATTTTCAGTCGAGGGCCAAGTGAAGCCCGCAGCATTGAGCGCTTTCTTGGTTTCTTTCACGCGCTTTGTGATATTCTCAGACAGCGGCGCGAAAAGGTGAACCTGAATCATATACCTCTCACATGTCGGCTCGTCATCTGCATAGCCCGCGCCCATCGTGGAGTAGTTGAACACGTAGTACCGTTTGGCTTCGCCGTAGTAGACGGCGTTCGCCACCGGGTCGCCAAATACAGCCAGGGCTTTTTTTAGCTTCGCGTCCACGCTCATCGCGCCTTCACCCGCCTTTGCACTTTGATTTCCAGCCATGCGTTGCGTCCCTCCACGTTATCAATGCTGATAATTTCGTAGGGCGCTTCGTCACCACTGCGGTAGACCAGCAAATCAGGAGTGATTTTTGCGGAGAACCGACAAGTTAGCGTTGCCGGTTCCCGCAGCTGCATCTGCATAGCGATAAAAGCATCGGAGCCGTGGGCATTTACCCACTTGACCCGCACGGATTTCCCCTCGCCGAATACGTTGACTTCCGTCTGGACAGGGTAGCCCTCACAGTCATCCTCCCGTTCGATGCGGATAAACATCACCGGGGTTCTGAGTTCTCCCGCATTGGCGTTTTTACTCATCCGTCAGCCCGCTTTCTTCCTGGCCGTCCTCGGCATATCGCAGCTCCAAAACGTAGCTGTTGATGAGGTTCTGGGCATTGGTGCCCGCTGCCGATTGGTACGTCCCACTGTAGGCCATGCCGCGATTTTCGTAGTACATTGCCGCCAGCGCCAGGATAAATTGGTCATACAGCGCGTTGTTGCGGAAATCAGGGATTCCCGCAACTTTGGCTTTAGACTTTGCGGCATTTATGTACCGCTGCAAATCCGCCTCACTGTCCGGGGGCGTGTTTAGGTATTGAGCCAGGTCGCTGCTTGTTATCGCCATTCGCTTACCTCCTGTTAGGACTTAGTGACCGTAACGGTATAAGTCTTGGTGCTGGTGCCGTTGGTCACATCCACCGTCAGCACGTTTTCGCCGCTCTGCCAGGTCACGGGAGAGGTTACGCTCGTGCCGCCGAGCTTGATGGCGACAGTAGCATCCTCATCCTCAGGGGTTGCCGTGACCGCGTTTGTCGCGTTTGTCGTGGCTGCGGTGTAGCTCGTCACGTCAGAGCTAAATTCCGGCGTGAGAGTCAGCGAACCTATCTTGAGCGCAGACAGGTTCGCACTTAAGGGTTTGCAGCCACCTTCGCCAGACGGAACGCGGCCTTCAGGCGGATGCGGTGGTCGCCCCACGCCGTCAGGATGAAGTAGTACTCACCCTTCTTGCCGTCCTTATCCGTCTCGAAGATGGTGCCGATGTCGTAGTTCTGGCGGGAGTAGCGGAAGTCACCCACAACAGGGGTCACAGCCTTATCGTTGAACACCACAGGGATGCCCAGCACATCCTCCGGCTTCTTACCCCACAGGTCATTGGAGCTGTTCGCCAGGGTGCGGATGGCGGCGTAGTAGTCGGTCTTACGCATCACGCATTTTGCGTTACCCGCAAACGCTTCGGGCAGGTCGGCCCAGGCGTTGGTGATAGCCGCGATGATGTCCGTACCAGTGACGGTCTTGATGTCAGTGGTGCCGTCCGTTTCGGCGTAAAACGACATATGCTTGTGGGTGTCGTCATACGCACCAGTGCCGGACGCAGGGGCAAACGCCCGCATCTTCTCCTTGATGGCAAGGCCGGAGCGGAGGGCGTTCTCCACCGCGCTCACCAAGTCATGGTCAGAGCCGTGTAGGACGGTGTCCTTGATGGTCGCGGTGATTTTGGTCTTGTACCGCCCGTAAGTAATGGAGTCACCATCCATTGCAATTTCCTTGGCGGTTTCCTGGTCGGTGACATCGGCCAAGTCCGCATCCTCAATGGTGAAGGTCAGCTTTTGCTCCTCCAAGCCGGTGATGTTGGACACAGGCTCGATACTGCGCAGGCTGTTTTCCTCCAGGGGTTCCAGCAGCAGTTCGCTGGACACGTTCTTGGGCAGCAGGTGGTCGCCGTTGCCCAGGTCGGCGGTATCGGAGGGGATGCCGCCCAAGCCCTCATAGGCTTTGGCGACATTGCCGCCAGTCAGAGCGGCGCGGAAAAAGTCGGCCTTGGCCTTTTCCTTGACTTCCTTCTCGGTCATGCCAGTTCCGGCACCACCGCCCTGCCGCATAGCAAGCTGCTTGCGCTGTGCCTCTTCCTCGTCATCGTGGGACTTCTGCAGGATGGCGATTCTCTCGGTCAGCTCGTCCAGCTTGGACTGCTTCGCCTTGATGTCGTCCATCGCCACATTGGGGTCAGCGGCTTTTTCGGCCAGCCAATCGGCAATGCCTTTCCGCTCGTTTTTTAGCGAGAACAGTTTTTCCTTCATTTCAAATAGGGTCATAATTTTTTCCTTCCTTTCAGTTTCTGTAGATTTCTGCTGCCTTGATAATGGCAGCGCGTTCCGCTCTTTCCGCATCTTCAAGCATTGCGCCACGCAAACGCGGCAAGAGCTTTTTGACTTCTTCCGGGTATTTGCTCAGGTCTACGTTCGCCAAGACCTCAAACGCAGCCATTGGGTCTTGTGCGCCCTTTGTTACGCCAGCGCCTTTCTGCGCCGGAACCGCGACAAAGGAAAATTCGTAGGCATCCACTGGCTCTGTCAGCTCGCGCACGCAGAGCTTGCCATCGTAGGTTTCTCCCTTGATGTGCCCTGTCTCGCACTGGTACGTCCACGTGCGGTAATCCAATTTCATCGGCTTTCCACATATGGAGCAGTTGTGTCCCTTAATCGCGCAGCCAATAGACACTTCCTTGAGGATGCCGCCCTCAATCGCATCAATCACAGGCTGATTGGCCTCATTACGCATCATGTAGGCGCTTCCCCGGAGCCGCTTTAGCGGTGTCCCGAGTTTTGTCTTTTCCTGAGTTGTCTCCACTTCGGTGCGGTAGAGCCTTGCGATTTGCTTGTTTGCCGACCAATTATGGTCGCTGATGCCAGTCTTTCCAGCAAAGAGCTGGGCCAGCTCGTCCAGAGTTTTGTCAGCAAAACGCTCGTCATCGCGGTCTACATCGTTGTCGCAGAGTACCAGAGAAAAGCAGTAAACCTCGTCCGGGGTCAATTTCCTGACGGAAAATTGGTTAATCAGTGCAATATCTGCTGCTGCGTCAGCAGGTTGGACGTTGTAGCTTTTGGATTTCGCCAATCTTTCCAAAATCGTTACCTCCTTCCCTACGTTTTCTCGCTCGGGCAAAATAAAAGCCGCACATTTCGTGCGGTAGCGAGCTATTCATTTTCCCCGCCTGGGGGACTGTCCGGCAGGGCTTTTCCCCCTGCCAAAACGCTGGGCTTTTGCGTGACTGTGTATTCCAGCGTTGCCAAATCCTGGGACACAAGCGCCTTATCGCCGGTGCCCTTCGGGAGCGGCGGCATATGCCGACTGGCGCGGATTTCATTTGGCGTTTTCCACGCGGAGCGGACAGCCTTATAGTCCACTTCGGCCTGGGTTGCCGCGTCCGCCCTCAGCACAGCATCCATGTCAAACTTAAAGTGCAAGCCCCTTTTTCGCTGGGTGCGGGTCAGGAGCTTTTTGTTAAGCTCCGCCTCATACGCAGTCACGATGGGGAGCATGGTCAGCATCAAAAATTCCAGCATCTGCTGTTCCTGGGAGGCAAATGATGTGTCGGAGTAGTCCCCCAGGAGGTGGGGCGGGATATTGTAGACCATTGCCACCTTTGACCGGGTAATTTTTTCCACCTCAAACAGTTTACTGTCCACCGGGGAGAGGTTCAGACTACTGGCCTTGACGCCGGATTCCAGCAGTAGGATATTGCCGGAAGTTTCCCGGTAGGTGGTCATAAAGGACTGTATCATCTGGGATTTTTGTGTCTCGCCCAGGTTGGCCGGAGCCTCCAAAACAATCGCTGCATTTACGCCCTGCTCCAACTGCTTGACGCTAAATGCCTGGATGTTCGCGGCGTAGTCTAGGGTGTTATTAAGCACCGATACAGGATTTACGCCAGAATACCCATTAGCAGACACGAAGGGGACGTGAATCACATAGTAGTTGTGGACGTAAAAATCTTCTCCTTTTTCGGGGTGGATTCGATACCACAGCTCTCCGCTGTTTTCCTCCATGATTGGGAATACCCGCGCCGGGTCCAGCACGTCCAGACGTTCGATGCTTCCTCGTGGGTTCAGGATTTTTAGCGCGTAGCAGTTGCCGGACGTGCAGCGGCATGCCTCCATCGTCTTGAAAAAGCTGCAAGAGGTCATATTGGGGTTCGGTGCGAAGGAAACCAGGTCGTTTAGGTCATTGTCCACCTGCGTGGAACCTCTGTAGAGCTGTATCGGCATAGCCGAGAGAGAGTTGGCTATGCGGGATACGGCGGAAAACAGCAGCTCACTGTTTTTCAGGGTGTAGTCTCCGCGCTTCCAAAACAGTAGCCGCATCTGGCTTAAGTCCCACGCTTTCCGGCTCGGCACCTCCAAGCCCACGCCCAGCGCCTCTTTGATGATGCGCTGCCTACGGAGATTTTTGATGTATGTAATGATGCCCATGTGGCATTCCCCCTTATTGCAGCTTGATAACCGTGGCAAGCTGCTTATCCTGCGGTATATAGAGCGGATGTTTCCTCAAATATTCTGTATGCGCGTCCAAATGTGCCGCAAATCCATCAATTTTTCGATATTTTGATTGCTTTGTAGGCAAGTATGTGGCATTTGCAGACCGTTTCGTGAGCTTTACGTTTCCCAGATACCAGTTATACATTCGGTTATTGTTGTGGATAATGTTCCCGTCCAGGAACCTTTCTTTCAGGTCGTCCAATGGCGCGGTCAACGTCAGCTCACCCTGGCGGACTTCGTTCAGGACGAATCCAGCCTCCCTCATTTTCTGCACCATCATAAACGCCTTGGCCGGGTCAAAGCCGATGGAATCAATCAGGTAGCGCTTGCGCATTTCTACAAACCATTCATAGACAAGCATATAGTCCACATACTCGCCCGGGATGATTGTCAGCCACCCGTTGTCCACCAACGCCTGCCAATCCAGCTTTTCGTGGTCTTGCTTTGCCTTCTTTTCCGGCACCCAGGTATGCTCTAGCAGGAAAAACTCGTTTCCAGGGAGCGGAAATTCCAGGCACGCGGAGGTAAAGTCCTCTGTCTCCGATAGGTCAAAACCGCCATAGCACACAGCGCCCAGCAGCTTGTCCATATCATATTCCCGGTTATTCTTGCGGATAGTTTTCACGTCCAGGAAGCTCATTTCGTCCACCTTTGTAAAGACGTTGAGCTGCTTGTTAATAAAGTTTGACCGCTCCGCCGGGACGGTTCGCACCCGCTCCCATTCGTCCTTCAAATCCTCTATGTCAAGCAGTTTTCCCAGGGACGGATTAGCCTTCGGCCAACAGTCCGGGTTCGCCGGGTCGTCATCCTCGTCTATCTCGTCTATGTAAACAAATGTGCGGTCTGCGGCTCTGCTTGCGATTGCCCCGGTGTTGTCCAATATTTGGCTGCCCAAAATGTAGAAGTCCATCAGCGGCCCGTCAATGACGGTGCCCAGGGTGGTTATGTAGATAATCAAGGGCTGTTTCCGCTTTTTGAGTTTGCCCTTCATCACGTTTATCAGTGTGTAGTCCTTAAACTCGTGTATTTCGTCAAAGACGGCGATATGCACGTTACGGCCATCCAGGTTTTTGGAATCCGATGCCAGCGGTTCAAATTTACTGTTGCCGTAGTAGATGCCATCCCGTGTGATTTTGACGTGCTTCGCTAAAATCTTACTCCCGGCCATCTGAGAGGAGCACTCGCCAAAAATGATTCGCGCCTGGTCGCGGGAGTTGGCAAGGCAGTAGATTTCCGCCCCGCGTTCTCCGTCTTTGGTCAGCCCGTAGGCGGCATTCCCGGCAATCATAGTGGATTTTCCGTTACCCTGGCCCACAATGATGATGCCCTCGTGGAATCGTCTATACCCGGTTTTCCGTGATACCCAGCCGTAAAGATTTGCCTCGATAAAATGCTGCCAGGGCAGCAGTTCCATCCGAGTGTACGCACCCTTCGTGGGCACCAGAAAGCGCTCCATAAACTCAACCGGGCGGTAGCCCTTCTCTATGTCAAAGGCCCAGGGATAATCCGCGTCCGTGTACGACTGTACAAGCTCTCTCAAAAAGCGTTCACAGGCCTGGATTCTTTTTTTGCCGGAGACAATTTTTCCACCCACGACATCCGTGGCGTACTGGAAAGCCTTGGATGAACGCACGATATTCGGAATGATTGCGTATTCATCGTCCATAGTCCACCTCAAAAGAGGTCGAATGCATCTTTGTCACTGTCCCCGTCCTCGTCTTTGAGCGGGTTGACGATATAACGGATTAAAAGCTGCGCTGTCTTATCCGCAGCACCCGCCGTGGAATTGTAGGCATTCAGGGCAGGATTAACGTACAGGTTGCACCGCCCCTTGACGTATTCCTTCGTGACCATCGTGCCGTGTTCCTTCACGGCTTTCTGTAATTCCTGCAAGTGCGCCAAATGCGCTATGTACCGTTGAAAGGTCGTTTCAAACATAAACGAGTTCTCCACGCCCTTTTCTTTGGCATTTTTTAATATTTCAGCAGCCCGCTCCTGGAAAGTAGCGGTTACTCCATCCACTTCCTCGGCAGATATTTTCTCGGCCATCCTGTGCCCCATCCTTTCCGTTTCTTTTTGACCATGCGGAAATAAGACTATCCCGCCATCGTCCCATACGCGCCGTTGCAACAGCCTGCACGGCGGAGATAGTGGGTCGGTGACGGGATAGCTTTCCAAAAAATTCTTGCGCGTGATTTGCGGTGTACACGAATGGGTCGCTGCGGTTACATCTAAACGCCCTTCCAACTTATCAGGTAGGGGGGTGTCCCTCGGTGTCTCACACTCACAGTGCCCTGACGGTCAGCAGCACCATACCGCCCGCGCTGCGGTTACTCGTCCTCGCTGCCATCTGTAATCTTGATAATTTTTACGCCTGCTGGAAGCGCTGCGTGTGACCGATGCTTGGTCTGCTCGTGGCAATCCCAACAGAGTGATTGGAGGTTGGACAGCTCAAGCGCCAGCTCCGGGAAGTCCTCCAATGGCTGCATGTGGTGTACCTCTGTGGCTGTTTTTATCCGCTTGCGCTTTAGACACTCCTGGCACAGATAGTGGTCGCGAGCCAGAGCCATCTGGCGGATGCGCCTCCATGCCCGTGACTGGTAAAAGCCTCGCGCTTTTAGGGTGCTTTCTTTTTCCGGCGTATCTTGTCGCGGCATGTACACGCGCTGGCTCATACTATCCACATCCTTTTCTTGGGTCAGACCTTGCGATATATAACCGCCTTGTTGTACCCGGTCACGCCCTCGGTCATCATCGCCAGGAAGTCCTCACGGGAGAAGTCCGAAAGCCGGAATACTTCCTCGGGCTTCATCCCTAGCTGCTTGCTGATTTCCGGGACAGACTTCCCCTCGTCCAGCAGGCGCTTGACGATGGCCTTCATGGGTTCCAACAGGTGCTGACCTCTGGCTCTGTTGTGGGTAATGGTGCCATATATATCATCATTGGGGTCGCTGTGCGCCACAATGACCACAGGCACCTTACCGCCCAGCTTGCTTTTTAGCGGCTCGCGGCCGGCCACCGTCCAGCGGTGGAAACCGTCTATGATTGTGTAATCAGGACGACAGACGATGGGCAGTGTCCAGCCATTGGTTTGGATGGACTGTATCAGCAGTTGCAGGTTGTCCTCGCTGACTTTATTGGGGTTGTAATCATTTGCGCGGAGCTTGTCTCTATCTACCCATTGCAGGGTGGACAGCGGCGCGAATACATCAACCTCTGCCATTTGCTTTCACCTCCTTTCGGGAGGCGTAAGCCTTAGCCTCGATAGCATATCGCCGGAATATAGTAGGGTACAGCGCTCGGAGCGTCCGCAGTTTCGGGTCACCGGCAACCAGCGCATCATGCATCCGCTTGAACTCTCCATCGTCCATCACGTCACTGTACTTTACGAAGAACTTCTTGTACTGCTTCGCCACATGCTGTGTACTGGCGTTAGTAAATCGGGTGCTGAACTCACAGAACAGCATCCGCTTTAGTCCCTCCCGGTAATCCTTGGTGCCCTCACCTTCCAGGGCAGTGCGGTTCCTGGACTGGCGCTTGAACAGTTCGCTGTCCCAGTACAGGACAACCATGTATGCGTTCGGCTCCCGCCGTTCGATTCGCTCCCAGAGTTCCGGGTCGGTTTCCGCGACATGGAGCAGACCGCACACCGTTTCGGCGGCGAAGAAGTTGGACAGCCGCAGCCGGTTCTTCGGTCTGCCGGAGCGGTACAGGTCGATGTAGGCATCCGGGAAATCCAGATTATGCTCCTTGATGTACAGCCAAATGTCGCTGTCCTTCCAGTCATAGATTGGATAAACCGCGTTCTTCTTGGTGATGTTCCCTTCTTCCATGCAAACCGTGGCGATATATTGCAGTCGCTGGACGGATTCGCAGGCCCTTACGCCAATCAGTTGTATGCCGTCCCTGGTGACCAGCGTACAAAACGACTGGTAATTCATTTGCCCCGCGTATTCCAGGTATGGGCTGCTCGTGATTGCAAAGGGTGGCGGTTTCCGAATCCACACATCCTCTTTCCCCGGCTCCCATGTAATCCACCGTTCATCGTTTTGCAGATGGTGGAGGATGGACACCTGTTTTACCGGGAGACAGTACCAGCGAAATTCCGCGCCGACAGAAAGAAAGCGCTTCCGCCAGCGGAGCGTCATCTGCTCCATGCTGTCGTAAAGCGCTTCTTCATCCACGAATAAGACAGTCAACTGCTTTGCGTCAATCTGACCGTGGAGAATCAGGTCATAGACAATGTGCGCCATGCACAGGCTGTCTTTCCCCGCCGAGAAGGAGAGGTACACCTTCACGCCATTGGAAAACACATTCAGGATTCGCTTCTTCGCCGCCTCGACCACGGATATGTTGCCATAAACTTTTCTTATAGCCATATCCGTTCTCCACATTTCGGACAAACCAGGAACCGCCGTTCCAGTGGCTTGGGTGTGTTTTCCAGGGTACTTTCGGCGGGTGATGCTCCAACATTTTGCGGAGCCGTGCTTGCGATGGAGGGCGTTGCAACCGGGTGAGAAATCCCTTGCGGCTCAATTTGCGTTGCGCCCTCGGCAAATTCCGCGTTTTTCCGCTGGTAATTGTCTGCCGCACGCTGCATATCGTCCTTGACAGTGTCGGAGATAATGCCGTAGCCGGACATAATATCATCCGCTCCGCTCAGGTCGATTGCCAGCGTTTTCAGCAGGTCAGGGTCATAGCCAGGGATGTCAAAATCATTGTCCAGCTCGGCAACAATTTGGTCAAAGGCATCCATGTCATCCATTCCGAGACTGAAAATTCTGTTGTCGGCAAGCATCAGCTTTTTCTTCTCGGTATCAGAAAGGCCGGAAACGATGTAGCAGTCCGCTTCCGTCCGCCCGAGGGCAAGCAGGGCTTCGTACAATCCGTTTCCGGCCAGGATTGTGTATTGTTCATCGGCCACGATTGGCCGAATTTGCCCGAACATTTCAATAGACCTCTTGAATTCCTCAATCTGCTTTTCGGAATGCAGCCGTACATTTCTCTCATGCTTTTTCAGCACGGAAAGCGGCAATCTCGTGACAGTCATGCGGACACCTCCGTTTCCAGGAAATGCCTTGCAGACGGGATTTTGGTTGCCGCCTGGATAATGATGTTCGGGTCGATTTCGTAGACTTCCCGATAGCCTTGATTCAGCGTTTTGCAGAACTCCCGTTCCGGCCATGCGTGTGTCCCAATCACGAAGCCGTCCTTCCAGCCGTAAATCGGGGGCAGGGCCAAGCCGTGATAGTGGATGTAACCGAGGACTGCTTCGTGCGGCCAGTCGGCAATGGGGGAATACCGAACCTCTCCGCTTTTCTTGCGGATGTATCCGTCCTTGCCGCAGATGTTCCCATCAATGACGCGGTGACCCACTATCAGGACGTCAAGCCGATTGTCAAAGTACATCTGGGAGAACGGCCCCCTCTGGCTAATCTGGTGCCAGCGCTGACCGAGCTGCCCCTCTGCAAAAATGAGGTTTTGGTGCTTGTAAAGCCAGTCAAGGTCATAGCCTGTGTGCATCATTTTGACACCAACAGGCTTGTTATCCCGGCACCAGTCTACAAATGCCTGGTAGTCCAAATCGTTATAGGCAAAGTAACCATCGTGTACGCCCGCCCTTTCGCACAGGTCGCCCAAAACGATGCTGTCCTTCCCGCCGCTCCATGCAAATGCCGCATGCTTTCCCTCGGATGCGGCCTTGATGGATGCAATGGCTCTGTCGGCATAGGCGTTGACTTCCGCTTCGGAAATCAGCTCCTCGATGTGTTTCAGAGCGTAAAGCCAGTCCTCGTTTTTGCTCGTTTGCTTCCGGCCAAGGTAGTGGTTCATCTTGCCACCGCCTTTCTTTTGCCCGCACAGTGCCAGATAAAGGCCGCGACAAACATACCCAGCACCATCCAAATGCGGACGTTTTGCATGACTGTCCACACGCCCATAGCGCCCATCGGGACGAATACCTGCCACAGCGCCACAGCGCCGATGTCAATGGCAGCTCCCAGCTTGGTGCCGAAGTTAATCATTGCGCCATAGAGGAAAGAGGACAGGGAGGAAACCGCAACCAGAGATACCAAGATACCTTTAAGCAAGCTGACCGCAGGGGAGTAAGTGGTGCAAGCCCCCGCCAGGACAAATAGCAGATATAGCCCAAACAGCAAGCCCCCGTGGGTGAACGCCTTTTTCATATTGACTTTGGCCGTTCCCTCACCGTTGCTGTCGTTGTAGTCCAGCAGCTCCCAATAGGTGGGATAGAAGAATCCGCCGAACGACAGCGTGACACAGAGCCAAGCGTTCTTTTTTATCGCTGCCGAGTCAAGTCCAATGGAAATGGCGTGAACGCCGTTTGTTACCATGGAATACACAACCAGAACAGCAATCAGGGCATAGACAAGCACCCAGGAAAGGTCATCACTGGCAACATTGCGGAACGTGCCGCGTTTTAGGTAGAAAAGGATGAAGAAAGCGGCTGTGGCATACACAATGGCATAGGACGATTTTTCCCCGAGAATCGTAGGCGACAGCATTTCGTAAATGCCGTTCATGTTGAGCCAGATTTGGAATACACACATCAGCCCCATCAAAATTTGGACGGGCTTTGACGCAGCGACTTCCCGGAGCTTCGGCACGGTGTTGGCCAGCAAGCCAAACACAATGCAGCATAGGGTGTTTCCCAGCGCCCAGAGCAGCCAGGGGATAAGCCCGCTGTTTTGAGCCGTGCTGGTGCCGACAATGAAAGAACCGGCTCCGGCCCAGGTGGCGGCAATGCTGAACGAGTAATACAGGGATGGGTTACTTTTGAATTTACGATAGATAGATAACATTCAAATTCTCCTTTTGTTTGCCGTCCAGAAGAACCGGCT